CCTGACGAGGCCGTGGCCACCCTTTCCGCGCACGGGTTCACCGGCTACACCGATCCCGTTGTTGTCCCTGACGAGGCCGTAGGGGAATACACCATCAAGCACGCCGGCCGGGGCAAGTACAAGGTCTTCAAGGGCGACGAAGAGGTTGCCAGCGGCCTGACCAAACCGGACGCCGAAGCGGAAGCGGCAGCACTCCAGTCGGCAACGCCCGCACCCCCGGCACAGGACGCGCCCGAGGCACCGGAGCCCGCAACGCCGGAAACCCCGGCACAGGAAGCAACGCCCCAGGGGTAACCGATGTCCGATCTCACGACCGTCGAAAATGTGGCTGAATATCTCGGGATAACCACCACGCCGGTCATGCTGGCGCGCCTGGTATCTGCGGCGTCCGCGTTCATCGAGCAGAACCTGAACCGGACGTTTGAGGTGACGCAGTATTCCGAGATCCGCAACGGCCACGACGAGCGGTTCATCACGTTCGGAGATTACCCGGTGCAGTCGGTGCAATCGGTGATGGTCGACGGCTTGACCATCCCTCCGCTGGTTGACGGCGCAGGCGCCGGGTACTTGTTCGACGCCACGCGGCTGAGCCTCACCGGCCATCGGTTTTGGCGGGGTTACCTCAACGTGCGGCTGCAGTACACGGCGGGCTACCCCGTGATCCCCCTGGAAATCGAACAGGCGTGCATCGAGCTCGTGGCCGCGAAGTACAAGGGTCGGGACCGCATCGGGGTATCGTCCAAAACGATCAACGGTGAGGTGGTGAGCTTCACCAGGTCGGACATGACCGACGATTTGAAGTCGGTGCTCAGAGCGTACCAAAAGGTGGTGCCATGCTGACCGGGTTTGTCACCGGGGATGACCGGGTAATCGCCAACTTCAAAGCGATCACCCCGCGGGTTATGCTGGAGATCCAGAAGACCACCACCTCGCTGGCTGCCGAGTTGGCCGGCTACATTCAGCGCAACAAGCTGTCAGGGCAGGTGCTGAAGAACCGCACCGGTCGCCTGCGTCGGTCGATCACCTTTGAGGCGAAGAACCGTGCCGACAGTTCCACGGCGACGGTCGGCACCAACGTGGAGTATGCCCACACCCACGAGCACGGGTTCCAGGGGACTGTGAGCGTAAAGGAGCACCTCCGCATGCAAAAGGTCGCCTGGGGCAAGCCGATGAAAAACCCGCACGAGGTTACTGTGAGGGCACATGACATGAAAATGAACATCCCGGGCAAGCGGTTCCTGCGCGGTTCTCTGGAAGAAAACGCGGGACACATCCGGGACGAGTACCGAAGGGCCGTCAGCAGGGGGCTCAAGTGATCGCCAACAGGGAAGCCATCTACTCTGCCCTGTACGACGTCGTGAGGGCTGCGGCACCGTTCGTCACCACCTCGCGCAGGCTGAAGCACTGGGCCGATATCCCGGCAGAGGAACAGCCGGCGCTGTTCATGGTACAGAAAAACGAGGGTGTTTCCCAAGTGAAGGGGCTCCCCTCCAAGAATACGCTGTTCGTGGACCTGTACGTCTACGCGAAGACCGGGGAGGGGGAGGAGACACCGCCGGCAACCATCCTCAACCCCCTGGTTGATGCCATTGACCAGACCTTGTCACCGTCGCCCGCTACAGGCTATTTCTCGCTCGTCGTGGACGGGCAAGATGTCAGCCATTGCTGGATCGATGGCGAAATCGTCAACGACGAGGGCGTACTCGGCTCTCAGGCAGTAGCAATCATCCCCGTCAAGATCATGGCGGTATAAGGAGGCTCCATGGAAGGCGAAGAGACCCCGGCCGCCGTACTGACGGCGGAAGACATCGACCGAATTTTCAACGACCACTATGTCGGGAATGCTCAGGTGTTCACCCCTGAGTTCAACCGCACGCTGGCATTCAAAGAGGCGCTCAAAAAGCACCTGATCGGAGGTAATTAACCATGTATTCGTTCGGAGCAGGTGTCCTTTTCGGGACCAACACGGCGGCAAACTCCACCCCCCAGAACTTCGGCACGCTCCAGGAGTGCAGCCTCGACTTCAGCTTCACCGTCAAAGAGCTGACCGGTTCCTACCAGTTCCCCGTGGCTGTCGCGCGCGGGGTCGGGAAGATCGCCGGCAAGGCCAAGGCCGCCACCCTCAACGGTGCCATGGTCAATAGCATCTTCTTCGGACAGACGCTGGCCACCGGCAGCCAGCTGATTGCCTACAACGAGGCCGGGGTGATCACCACCAACACCGTGACGGTATCCAATTCGGCTACGTTCCTTGCCGATCTGGGCGTGACCAATGCGGCCACGGGGCAGCAGCTCACCAAGGTGGCATCGGGACCGGCGACCGGACAGTACAGCGTCTCGGCCGGCGTCTATACCTTTGCGGCGGCAGACAGCGCGATCTCCCCGCTGATCTCCTATTCCTACACCTCGACCACCCTCGGGAAGAAGATCACCATCAGCAACCAGTTGCTGGGCGTGACCCCGCTGTTCTCCGCGGCGTTCACCACCACCTACCAGGGCAAGAGCGCAACCTTCACGCTGAACCAATGCACGGCCAGCAAGCTGAACTTCGCGACCAAGCTGGAGGACTTCATGATCCCCGAATTCGATTTCAGCGTCTTCGCGGATGCCTCGAACACCATCGGGACGCTGAGCTTCTCCGAGTAACAAAAAACCTCTCGCTGATAGGGTAGCACCCGACAAGGCAGAATCCCTGCTGCTTTCAGCGAGACATTTCAGGGAACGGCAAAAAGGGGAATTACCGTGAAACGCATCAAGATTGAAGCTGCAGACAAAATCCTCTACGCGAAGCCTCTCATGCTCGACCAGCTGGAAGATCACGAATCCCTCATCAACGAAATCGTGTCCGAGTCCGGCCAGGTGAGCAAGTCGGGGTCGGACATCCTCCCTGTGTCGCTATTGAAAAAACAGGCGACCATCGTGACGCTGGGGCTCCAGAACCACGATAGCGCGGTGACAGACGCAGTAGTCCAGTCGTTCTCCATCATGGAGATCGCCCGGGCCTTCGCCGCAGTGGTGTCCGGGTCCGGGCTGGAGGAAGTCCCCGAGGGGGAAGCCGCGGCGGGGCGGTAGACTGGGGCGAGCTTTTTGCCTTCCTCGTCACGGCCACCGGCTGGACATACGACGAGGTGGGCCGCCTGACATTGCCCCGCCTGCAGGAACTGAACAAGCACTGGGCCAGTTTCCCCCCGGTACACATCAGCATGTCGCGACTGTGCGGGGCGTTCCTGGAAAAACCAGTATCAAAGGAAGATCGCCCGAAGACCCTGGAAGATTTCATCGGTGATTTTGTGGCAGCAAGTGGTGGCGGGATAGCCGGAGTGTGACGTGGCTGACGATCAGGTAAACGTAAAATTTGGGGCAGAAACCGGTGAGCTGAAGACGGGAACGTCTGAGGCTGCCGCTGCCACGGAAACCGCGACCAAGTCCATGTCGGTGGCCTTTGCCGAGATGAACGCGCAGATCGCCGGGAGCATGGCCGGGGTGAAGGCGCAGCTCCAGGGGATGACCGCAAGCGTCCAGTCGGCCATGTCATCGGTCAACGCCGTCATGGCCGGGATCACGGCGGTCATGGCCGGCGGTGCGATCTTCAAAGCGACCGTCTCGGAAACGGTAGCGCTGAACGCCGAATCCATGAAGCTCGCCGCCACCATGGGGATCACCACCGAGGAGGCCAGCGGGCTCATCTCGGCGCTCGACCATGTCGGAGTGACCACCGAGCAGTTCAGCAGCGCCACCAAGATGATGGTGCGCAGCCTCGGCAGCAACGAAAAAGCGTTCAACGATCTGGGCGTAGCAACCCGGGATTCCAACGGCGACTACCGGGACATGACTAGCATCATGCTTGATGTGAACCAGAAACTCGCCGGGCTGAAGGAGGGCACCGACAGGGAGATCGCCGGCAAGAAGCTTTACGGCCGCGCCTGGGACGAGGTCCGCAAGGTCATTAAGCTGACCGCCGACGAAATGGCTGAGGGTGCCAAGCGCGCCGACGCGCTCGGGCTCACGGTGGGGCCGGAAGCCGCCGCACAGACCGCCTCCTACAAGCTCCAGATGCGCGAGTTGCATCAGACATTCCAGTCCATCGGGAAAGTCATCGGTGACGCCCTCCTGCCGGTCCTGACGGCCATGGGCGAATGGTTCAACAGCATCGGGCCGACCGTGGTCAAGGTGTTCCGCGCCTCGGTCAACACGCTTGTGAGCGCGCTCGACATGATGGGGTTGGCCATCACCACGTTGTGGGACCTCGCCAAGGGCGTCTTCATGTCTATCGGTGTCCTGGTCGGCTCCGTGGCCCTGGCGATCAAGCAGGCGATTACCGGCGATTTCTCGGGCGCAGCCGACACCATGAAGAGCATCGGGCAGACGGTCAAGGGCGTCTGGATCGGGATCACCGATGACATCGAACAGCACACCAAGAACGCTGCCGAGCGCATGCAGAAACGGTGGGGGATGATCCCGGCCCAGAAGTCGGCGCCAAAGACCGGGGGCAACCGGATCACCGGCGAGGAAGGCGCAAAGGAAGAGAAGCCGGAATCCCGCGTCCCCTCCTGGGAGTCCGACCTTGAGCAGATTCAGGAGAAGAACAAGGAATTCTGGGCGGAGGACCTCGCCGGGAACCGGAGCTACTGGCAGCAGGTCCTTGCCTTCGATGACCTGTCCGCTGAAGAGATCATCGCAGTCAAACACAAGATTTTTGAGGCCGACAAGCAGATTGCCAGAGACGCCCTCGCTGCCCAGCTCCAGGGAATGAAGGAACAGTCGGAGGCGGCACTAGTCGGCAGCGTGCAGCGCGTCACCATCGCCCAGCAGGAAGCCAAGCTCATCGCGTCGAAATACGGTGAAGGCAGCAAGGAAGCTGTAGCGGCCAACCGCGAAGTCGACAAGATGCAGCGCGAGCACGCCGCCGATGAGATCAAGCGACTGGACATGGTCTCCGATCACCGGCGGCAACTGCTCACGCTGGACCTCGACATGGAGAAGCAGCAAATCGAGTACATGAAGAACATCGGTGCGATCAGCGACCAAGAGGAATTCGCGCGGCTTAAGGCGCTGGAGGATCGCAAGCACGCCGTCGAAGTGGAGGCGCTCAACGAGAAGTTGGCTGCAGCCAGGCAGGGCAGCATTGAAGAGCAAAAGCTGATGGATGAACTGGAGGTCGCCAGCAATAAGCACACCCAGGCAATCCACGGGCTGAATCTGAAAGCATCACAGGACCAGGTCTCCGGGTGGAAGTCGGCCTTTGATGGGATCGCCAGCTCTTTCAATTCGTCGATCACGAAAATGCTCATCAGCGGCGGTACGTTCAAGGATTTCATGAAAAGCATGGCGTCCTCGGTGCTTTCCACATTCATCGGCATGGCGCTCCAGTCCGCCGAAAAATGGATCTGGAGCCAGATTGTGCAGACCACGGCCACGACCGTGCAGTCGACCGCCCGGGTGGCTACTGCCGAGACGGCGGCGGCGGCGCAGCTGGCAACAACCATCGCCGCGAACGTGGCGGCCGCCGGCTCATTCGCCGCGCTGTACGCTGCTGCAGCGTCGGCATCGGTGGCCGCCATACCCTTTGTCGGGTGGTCGATGGCGCCGGGGGTCGGGGCCGCTGCCTATGCCGAGGGGATGGGGTTTGCTGCGATGGCGTCTGCGGCCGGCGGCTACGATATCCCAGCGGGGGTCAACCCGGTGACACAGTTGCATGCCCAGGAAATGGTCCTGCCGGCGCAGTACGCAAACGTGATCCGTGGCGTGGCCGACAGCGGCGGGGGCAGCGGGGGCGGAGATGTGCATTTTCACGTCAATGCCATGGACGCTGGCGGGGTGGCTAAGTTTTTCCAGACCCACGGCAGGGCTCTTGCTGCGACGATCCGCAACCAGTCCAGAAACTTCAACCCGGCGGTGAGCTGATGACGATCACCTGTGATAGTACCACAATCACCTGCGACAGCACGACGGTATCGTGTGATTCTGACGCTCCGAGGTCGTCGGCGCTCAATACGTTGCCGGTGTTCCCCTCGTCGCTGTTGGGGCTCAGCTACAACCGCGGCAAAATGCCAATATGGTCAACCTCAATCCACCAGGCCGCGAGCGGGAAAGAGTCGGCAACGTCCTACTGGAGCTATCCCCGGTGGCAGTGGGACCTTCCCTACGAGTTCCTGCGGGATGACTCCACGAATGAGCTACAAACACTGATGGGGTTTTTCAACAAATGTCTCGGGGCCGGCGGCCGGTTTATTTACTCTGATGCCTCCGACAACACGGTGACAACCCAGCCGCTAGGCGTGGGCGACGGGACCACCACGAAATTCCAGCTGCTGCGCACCATGGGGGGGTTCGTTGAGCCGATATCCTCCTGTAATGGCATCCCCACTGTCTACCTGAACGGGGTGGTGGCAACCGGTGGTTATGCCGTCGACCAGGGCGCGGGAGTTATCGCTTTCGATGCAGCACCCGGGGCCGGGGTGGCGATCACCGCGACGTTCTCTTTCAGCTTCCGATGCCGGTTCCTCAGCGATATTCTCGATTTCAACAACTTCATGCTGAAATTATGGGAGCTCAAAAAACTGCAGTTCGTGAGCGTGAAATGATCAACAACGCCAACCTCATAGCTCTGTTCGCCAGCGGGGCGTCCTACCTGATGGCGGACCTCTACACGGTCACGATGCTGAACGGTACGGTCCTGAGATTCACGACGGCGGACACCGCGCTGACGGTAGCCGGCCAAACCTACCCGCCGGTACCGCTCTGCACCAGGAGTGCCATTAACCTCGTTGCAGGGCTGGAAGTGGATGATCTGACCATGACGTTCTTCCCCGCCCCCTCAGACATGGTCGGGTCCATTACCTTTGCAGAGGCGGCTTACCGTGGCATGTTCGACAACGCGGCATTCTTGCTGGAGCGCGCCTTCTTCTCTCCGACCTGGGCGACCTACGTGGACAAGATCATTCGGTTCAAGGGGACGATGCAGGATATCCAGGGGGGCGGCCGCACGCAAATCCCGGTGACGGTGAAATCGGACATTTTCCTGCTCAACACCAAACTGCCGGCGGACATCTATCAACCCGGGTGCCGGCGCGTGCTCTACGATACCGGATGCACCGTCAGCAAGGCCGGGTTTGGCTCCAGCAGTGCCGTGCTGGCCGGGAGCACTACCACGCAGATACTGTGCGGACTGTCGCAACCAGGCGGCAGCATCGGTACCTTATCCGCGCACTCGGTAGGCACCGGGGACGGCGCAACGCAGGATTTTACCGCGGCTGTCGGCTATATCCCTCTGGCGGTTGATGCTGTGTATCTGAACGGCGTTGCGCAGACCACGGGATGGGGCTTCACCTTCAGCGGCAACAACGCGCAGATTTCATTTATCGTGGCGCCGGCCTCCGGAGTCGCGATCACCGCCGACATCGGCTACTCGCAGTCGGGATGGTTCGATATGGGGACGGTCACCTTCATGAGCGGGGCGAACGCGGGTGTCTCACGTACCGTCAAGTCGTATTCGCCGGGGACGCTCAGTTTCTCCCTCCCATGGCCGAATGTCCCTGCAGTAGGTGACACGTTCACCGCCTACGCTGGGTGCGACAAGCAGCAGTCAACGTGCGGCAGCAAATTTAGCAACCTGGTGCGGTTCTCGGCGGAACCGTTCATCCCGGCAGCGGAGACAGCATTTTGACCGAGACCGAGCAAAGGCAGCGAGTGGTGAGTGAGGCGCGGTCCTGGATCGGGACGCCCTACCACCTGAACGCGCAGATCAAAAAGGTGGGGGTCGACTGTGGGACTTTCCTGGCTGCGATCTTTGAGGGCGCCGGGCTTATCGAGCATGCGGACCTGGGGAGCTTCAAGCCAGATTTCCACCTACACCGCAGCGACGAAGTTTACCGGGCCGGGCTGGAGAAATACTGCTCTCCGGTTACGTGCGAGCCTCAGCCAGGGGACATCCTGCTCTATCGGTTCGGGCGCATTGCGTCTCATGGTGCGGTGGTGACCGAGTGGCCGCGCCTCATACATGCGGCCGCGGGGGTGGGGGTTGTGGGGACGTCGGCATACGACACGGCGCTCGTGGGGCGCCTCGTGGCAACGTACAGTTTTTGGGGGAGACGATGAACCTTTCAGGGTCTCAGGCCAGCCAGCCAACCGAACTGAAATCGGTGAAGGTCCAGACGTCAACCTATGGTGCCGTCATCC